TCTTTCCATACACCTTCGGTTCTTTTTGTCTGATCAATACCATAGCCTTTTCGAAATGCTGTTACATCAACCTTACTCATGAATTGTTCTCCATTTTCTTGGATAATTGGAAAGTAGGCAGCCAAAACGGTTGCCACCAGTAAATAAAATACAAATTGTTCAATTAATGTTGCATTCATGATTGTTTCCCCTCCATGGCGTTAACCTGGAGGGGGCCTTTTATATGAATTTCATAGATCAATATCAGGAGTATGAAGAATACAGCCTATCAATCTGAATAGAGGTTTCATATGTGGAATCATAAAGAGCCCGCCACTCCATGTTTTCAATCAAATCCTGATCATTACCACCAGCATTCATGGAAGAGGTGGAAATAACAACTCTTGGAAATGTAAAAACATATGCATCATTATTCTCATCTTCCACAACATAGGCCAGCTCGAATTCATCCCCATTAAGGAATCGACGATACATGCTATCATTAGCAAAATAACTTGAAATATTACCAGTTACACCAAGTTTACCTGCCTGAACAGATACATTGCCCATATAGCCCATTGCCTGAGCACCGCGAAGAGCGTTATTAATGGAAAAATTAAGACTCTGGATATAGATATCTCCACCAGCAGACTTATTCACATTGGTGCCATCCAAATAAATGCCTTTTATATGTGACACCGCATTGAAACCATTAAAAGCTAAGGCTGCAAGCTTAGAATCGCCGTTCAAATCCGCAAGAGATCCAGCTCCATTGCCATTTGGATTTGTATCTGCGTTATTGGCTGCGGAGTTATAAATAGCAGCATCCTCACCGATAAAATCAAATGAACCTGTCAGAAGAGCAGCGCTTGAACCATCAATGGAAAATGTATTTACCAAATTTCCCCCGTAAGAGAAAAATTGAGCCGGAGTAATATCTGAATGTTGTCGCTCAAAGAAAAATTTATGTCGCTTCATATAGGCAGCTTCACCATTTTTAGGTGCGCGGATCATGGAAGCACAAATATTACACGTTTTATTGGCTTCTGCTGTTGTTATTGGTGTTGATTCATCAATAGTAATAACACTGCCAACAACTGTTTTGGCTTTGTAGATACCAACGTTTGCATCGGCAACGGGAGTTCCAGACTTTGTTCTAAGATAAAACCATTGACCAGCTACAAGTCCGGTGTCCATGGTATCTCCCGTAGCATCATCTGTAATTGTTCCGCCGTGAACACCAGCGGAGACAGCCCCAATAGTTACCGTATAGTCAGTATTTTTTGCCGTACCTTGCCAATCAGCCCATAAAGCTGCCTGGATAAATTCGTCATATACTTTAGGGGCAAACTCAATTTGCAATCCACCGTTTACTTCATAACCAGTCTGGATCTGATCCAAAACCTGTCTGGAAGAGTTAATATTGTTCGACTCAATGAATTGAGAAGAAAACTGAAAAGATTCTCCAGTCATTGGAATTTCACGAAGATTATCACCTGCATTATAACCAGGATTATCTGCGTCAGATTCTTCAACATACCGCATTACTGTAAAATTACTCGAACCAATAGTAGCCATAGCTCTATGCTCCTGTGTTAATGATTAAGAAGCTGTTTTTTGGGAGAAAAAACTTACTTTTTGCAAGTCCGCTTTAATCTCTAAAGCAAAGCATCTCGCTTTAAGATTTCTTTCTTTTTGTAAGAAATATACAATGATTTTTCTTCGTTGTCAATTTTCATTATGATCTACAATGAAACAAATAAAGAATTGGTATTCCTGCTGGCATTATTGGAGTAACATCAAGTACCGCGTACTCATCAACACCATCAATTGATAACTTAAGATTTTTTTTTGTATGAAATAAAGGATCTTCACCTGAAGCCACAACGACCATTAGGTTTAAGTCTGTTATCAATATATTTTTATTGTCTGGTTGTTCAAATTTTGAAATTAAACAATAGATATCAAATTTATTGACGTCTAATATTGTTGATGCTTTTTTACCAGTGGTAACATTGTAAGAGCCTTTGGTTTCCAAAAAAACTTGCCCAGCAACCCCTTCGTCTTTTATTTCAGACCTAATCCCATTGGCTTCTGCAATCCAATCTGTACCCATATCATCTCCTTACCAGGTATCTTTGACTACCAGCAGTTGTACTTGTGCTGGTTGAAGCCAGATAAGGCTTGATCAGATTTAAAATATCATTATGAATAGTCCCAGAGAATCGACCAGCTTCAAAATATTCTTTTTCTATGGCACCTTCAATTTTTTTACGCTTGAGATTGCTTTCTTCATCTTTTTGCATGATACCTGGAGACGTAATTTCTTTAACAGCAGCCCTGATATTGGCTTCCTTAACCCTTTCTGGAATACCAGACGCAAAAGCTGTGTCACTCCATGAGACCACTTTTAAATAATCAAATGCCCGAATTAAAGCGGCTTCTTTTGTGGCCGTCACTTCAATACTTGTCCAATCAGACAAAGCTCTCAGCTCACAAAAATCATCCGCTTCATCAGTGGTGACAAAGCTATTACCTACTTCAAAACTGCCATCATCTAATATAATCGTCATGCTATTCCGTCTTTATATAATAGAAATAAAGCTTTAAAGCTCCGACATTGAATTCATCAAAATCTGATCCTTCTGATACTGTAACTCTAAGGGTTTGGACGGCACCTATACCATCGCAAGCATCAGCAGCAAGAATAGACGCACCAATAATCCCAACAGCCGCAACGCTTTGGGCGGTATCTGCTGAAAATCTATTAACATCAGAAGAAATTCCTACTTGTACTGTAGCTGTAGATATTCCAACAATAGTAGATCCTTCAATCCCATCTTCTGCCGTGGTCCATGATGCAGTAGCAACAGTGAGCGTCTGTGCAGCAACAGCAGTTAATTCGTATGTTCCATCATTTGCTGCCGTGGTTGAACCAGCAATTGTGATAGAGTCGCCAACCTCAAAACCATCATCCACAAAACTATATCCTGCTTCATCTGAAACCAGCGTGTCGTCAGATCCACCTCCATCTACAAATGCAAGGTTTGTTGGATCTCCAGTAAACTCAGCAGTTGTTGCAAACCCAATAACTGTCTGGATTTTCCACCCAAGAGGAATAGCCCCTACTGGTAGCTTTGTGTCAACGTCTATATAGCCAGTAGCATCAGTCCCATTGGTGAAGTCACTCAAATTCAAAATATTTGATTCGATTACTTCAATCTCTGGTACACCAAGCCCATAATAGGGTTTATTTCGTCCATATTTTCCAACCATTTTTTCACCTATTTTTTAGTGGACTTTCCAGATTTGCGTTTCTTTGATGACTTTTTTTTAACAACAGGCTCTGGTGCTTCAGAGGCATCACTGGAATGTCTTTTTTTTTTAATAGCCATACGTCTTTTCTCATGGCCCTTACTTTTTTTGATCATTTATAAAAACCTTCAAAGACTGACAGGACGTATATCCTGCCAGTCTTTTAGCTCTTCAATGATTAGTTGGTCTCCATCATGGCAATTCGGATATTTTTCTTCTCATACACCCGATCCCAATTGGCTGTTAGAGCCAATTCAGCATTGGTAGGCGCATGGCCAGTGCATGTATTCTCCATCCATTTAATTCCTCTTGGATGAAGCAGAAAATGCCGTCGAGTGACGAAATACGTGTCACTTGCAAGTGCATTTCTTTCAAACTCAGACGGTACAGGGACAATACCCTCACCTCGACCAATGGCTCCTCTGGCAAACAAAAAAGATTGATATACTGTTGGTGTGCCGGTACCAGTGCCGCTTCTTGTCGGACAGTTATCATCTACAATAACTTCCTTTCCCAGATAGAAGTAAATTTCACTACCTGCACCAGAAGGACGTTCTGTGTCAATCAGCTCTTGCTTTTTGAGATCAGTCAGACACTTAGAGTGCATCATGATTCCAGTAAAGGCGTTTGTGGAATCTCCAAGCAGCGCCTGGGTGTCAATAATTGCTTCAGGACACATTACTGTTGGAGCAGAATCATTCCACGGTTTCACATCAGCAGTGGCTTCTGCTGCGTGAGTGTTAATCAGATCACCAGCGTCATTATCTGAATTATCTGCAAAAATGCCTTTCATTGTTGCAATCAACAGATCTTGTTCTCTCCTTGCCCAGAAATCAGCAATCAAATCCACAATAACCGACAAAGGATCTGTGTGAGAAAGAGCACCAGAAAGATCATTGACAGATCGAGCATCACCACGAAGGTGCAGTCTGGAAACATCCTGAGCTGTACCGATTTTTGCCGTGGTTAGAGGATTTGTGTCATCCAAAATCTGATCATCACCTGCAAGGTCAGTATAGAAAGGCATACTGATCAAATTACCACCAGCTCTTGCCAATGCATCCAAATTAGGATCTGGCATAACAATACCAGACCGGATTAAACGTGATTTTTCAGCCGTCCGTTCAAGAAAATAAGGATTAAATACCTCTGGGATGACTATATCGCTTACTTTTACTTTCGTACTTGACATGATTTATCTCCTATTCAATACCCGCCTCTTGCTTTAGCTTTTTCGCTTTAGCGGGATCTTTTTTTATAAGCAACGCTTGTTGCGTCAAATTGAACGAGTCTTTCTTAAAGGGGTTATTTGGTGTTCCACCACCGCCATGTCCACCGTCAGAATCAGATCCTCCTGGTGTTGTTTCTTTTTCAAATAAACCTGAAAATTCTTTTTTTTCTTTGAATTCATCAATCAAATTATTCGGTTTCATTACAGATCCGTCTGAAAGAGTTCTGACATCTCCACTATTATCAACAACAATGGCTTCATACTTACCATCATCGTTTTTGATAGCTTTGACAAAATCTTTTACATGCGGCATCAAGACTGTGGTGTTTCCTTTTGCATCAGAGATTGCTTGTATCAATGATTTTTCAGACACTTCTCTTTCAATGCCTTGTTTTAATTCTGAAAGTTGGTCGGTCAATTCAATTTCTTTTTTTTGTGCAGATTCTGTAAGTTCGTTTAATTGCTCTAATTGCTTACTTTTCAAATCTTGTTCAAGCTTCTCCCATTGGCCTTTCTTCTCAGCTTCTTTCTTTTTCTTTGCTGCATCGGCAGCATCGAAGTTTTTTATTTTTTCAGCCATATTTTTGTATGCTTCAAGATCTAACCCTTCATACTGTTTCGCTTGTTTTTCAAGATTCTTTCGAGCATCACGCTCTTTTTTTAACGCAGATTTCAACCCACTTACATCTGGTGCATCCTTGGGCTCAATAGGTACTTCAACAATTTTTTCTTTTGTTGGAATGCCATCAACTTTTAAAACAAACCCATTATCAGACGCTTCATAAAGATTCGCTATTGACTCATCCAGACCATTAATACTTTCAATTTGATACTTTAAACTCATTGTGCCCCCTGTTAACAAAATGATCTTCTCGATCATAAAAATATTTTCCATCCCAGAAAACATTCTGATAAATTTACATATTCTTTATTCTGTTTTATAAATACTTTATCTGAAGAGGTCAAGTTTTGAATTTTTTCATCACTAACCAATCTTGCAAATTGTAAAAAAGAGGGGAACCATGAACCCAAGTGTTTTATCTTCTATTGTAATCGGAATGAATGCTCTCACTAACGATTCAATACCTATTCTTGTGGAAGATGCTTTTTTTGATATTGAAGGATTTAAGTCAAGAATTAATGAATACAAGCTTTATTTAGGAGATAATAAATATTGTATTCATGAAGTATGTCAAAAAATGGAAATTGATTTTTCAATTTTTCATATTGAAACAACTGTTATGACGGCAATTATGCCTGTTTGTATGAAATTTCTTGATGCAAACATAAATAGATCTCTTTTTAAACAGAAGCAGTTTGAAATATTACTTGGATTGCAAAAAAAGCATAAAGTTCTCACAACTGAATTGGTGTGTGAAAAACTTTATATGGATGTCGCCAGCGCAAAAAGTTTGGCAGAAGAAGCCAATGTTAGATTGATTGAAAAAAAATCTTACCAAAACTATACCCGTAAAGATTTTCTATCTGACACAGAGCTGCAATCAAAATATTTAAAATGGATGATGAAAAATCCCTACGCTGATCTTGATGAAGTTCATAAGTCTGTAGGTCTCCCGATTAGAAAATATGTCTTAAAACATGGCCTTAACGAACTCGCTGCAACAGGACAGATTGTTCCTTGTGTACTTGGAACATCCCCTATGGAGCTTGAACGCATAAAAAAAGACATCATGAGTTATAAGATGGACAACCCTTATGCTCCACCAACAGAATTGGCAAGGGAGTTTGGAGTTTCAGTTGAGGTTGTTCAGCAAACCATTGAGGAAGTAACAGAACAGTGGCGACGCGAAAAGAAAAGAAGTCATGAAATTTATTTCAAAAAAACATTGGATCGCCTTGATGACGTAGAAGAAAAATGTCTTCACCGATTTGAAGCAAGTGATAGCTCAAGTTCCCGTTGGCCCGAGTTGGTTTTAATGGGTATTGAGAAAAAAGTAAGAATGCTCGGTCTAAATGCACCTGCTGAATTAAATGTCAATCAAGACATCAGGGTTCAGTCTAAAGAAGAAAGAGATGCCATCGTAACTGCATATTACGCCACTGATCAAATAGAAAAAGCTCTGAAAGACGATAAAGAAAATGGTCTTTCGGCTGATGGTTCTGAGTTTGATCTTGATCCAGAATTGATTGGATGAATAGGAATTTTAATATGAGTATTCTTGATTTTTCAACAGGTGATGAAGTGGTAGAAAAAAACAATAAGTATGGAGAAATTTTGATCGTAGTTGGTATTGATATTCAAAAGAACATAGTCAGATGCATGGAAGAACGGACATCTTATGTGTTTGAAATTCCAGTTGAGAGCATAGAGCATGTCTAAAGTTGATGAAAGGCCAGAAGTTAAAGACTTGGCGTTTTCAAGATTACTTGCCTATTGCAAATTTCAGTATCCTCAATTTGAAATTGCCAAACATCACCAATTAATTGCTCATCATTTACAACGGGCAGAGCGTGGTGAGATTGATAGACTTGCTATTTTTATGCCTCCAAGAAGTGGTAAGACTTACTTGGCCGCTAACTTTTTTTCAGCTTGGTATCTTGGCAGAAATCCAGAAAACCAGGTGGTGTACGCTTCTTATAATGAAAGCCGAGCATCTGATATCGGTCGTGACGTTAGGAATTTAATGGCATCACCATATCATAGTGAAGTATTTCCAGAAGGTGTATTAGCTAAAGATGCTAAAGCTTCAAGGCGATTTTCCACTAAAGCTGGTGGTAATTTTTTTGCCGTTGGAAGTGGTGGATCACTTACTGGTCGTGGAGCTCATTTAGCCATATTGGATGATTTAATTAAAGACAATGTGGATGCGGCCAGCGAAATAAACAGACTCAAACTTCAGGACTGGTTCACATCAGTACTTTATACCAGGCTTATGCCTGGACATAATATTATTGTCTTGATCATGACCAGATGGCGCTATGATGACATTGCCTCTTTTTTGTTGAATGACATGTCTCATGAAGATTGGACTGTCTTAAATTTACCGGCATTGGCTGAAGAGAATGATATTCTTGGTAGAAAAGAAGGTGAATCTTTATGGCCTGAAAAATTCCCAATTAAAAGATTAATGAGAACAAAAAAGACTCTTCCATCACACCAATGGAACGCCCTCTATCAACAAAGGCCAGTTCCACAAAAAGGGGAGATGGTTCAGCTTGATTGGTTCCAACGATATGATCCTAAAATGATTCAAAAAATCAAAACTCTTTCTACTGATAATAAGCATATCCCAGAACAATTGCAGTTTTTTGATTCAATTTGTCTTTCAATTGATACAGCTTTTAAAGAAAGTCAGATCAATGATCCTACAGCCATAACTGTGTGGGGATGTGGACGTACCAATCAATATTTATTATTCGCTTTGGCCAAAAGGGTAATTTTTCCAGATCTAATAAAACTTGTTAAAAAAATTCACAAGGAGTTTTCTAACTGGCACATGGGGCCTGTACCAATATTAATTGAAGATGCAGCCTCTGGTCAGAGTCTTATACAAGAACTTCGACGGAAGACAAGATTGCCCATTATTCCAATTAGACCAGATCGATCCAAAGCAGTTCGTATGGAACGAGCTTCTGGCACTATTGAATCTGGAGGAATTTGGCTCCCCAAAGATGCTTTGTGGCTATCTATGGTTGAAGAACAGTTGGCGACTTTTCCTTTTGGAAAACATGATGATTTGGTAGATACCATTTCTCAATTTATTTTATGGAAATGTGTCAAACGCACAAGACGCACCAGATCTAAACGATATATAAGGTGATGGAGAAAAAGATATGATTGATATTGCAGATATGACGTTGGCTGATTTAAAATCTACCAACATGCTTTATGACACCAATATTCTTGAATGGAATTTTAGAAAATTGGCATATGATGGAGGGAAAGCCTTTATCGATGAGGTTTTAAACCAACATCCAAGAGAAGAAGATGATGGCTATGCTACTCGACTCGATGAAGCCTATGGGTTTAATTATTGCAGTTCAATCGTTAATCTTTTAAACTTTTTTCTATGTTCCACACCTCCACAGAGAGAACCTGGGGCCCTTGCTGATCGAGAAGACTATCAGCAATTCATGAAGAATTGTGATCGGTACAATACAGACTTCAATTTTTTTCTCACTGAAGCTCAAAAATTATCAGCAGTGTTTTCAACCATTGGTATTTTAATTGATAAACCTTCTGGTAATTATGATATTGATAATACAGACGTTTATCCGTATTTGGCACCATTTACACCTCCTAATATATTGGATTGGTCGTTTGAAAAAGAATCCAATTCAAATGTTTATCAATTAAACTATGTGAAGTTGCATGATGATTTTAACAACTACATTATCTGGACAAAAGAAGCTTGGGCCAAATACTCACTTAACACTGAGGAAAGCTCTATTTTAGATATGAAAATTGGTGAAAATCCACTTAGAACAGTGCCTTTTGTTTGGATGCCGAATATTAGAACTATTCAACATCCATACCTTGGTATATCTGATATAGTAGATGTCACCCGTATCAATGCTGCTTTAATTAGAGGGATTTCTGAATGTGAACAGACAATGAAATATTGTGCGTTCCCAATGTTAATGATGCCAGATGAAGTAGACCGGATGGATCTTGACGGAGATGATGAGAGTGTTGTTGTCGGAAGAGATGCTGTATTACCGTTTAATCCTGAATTTTCAAACGGCAAACCTGGATGGCTTGAAACTGAAGTTCTAAACCCGGTAAGAGCGCATCTTGAATGGATGGACCGTATTGTTGATGAAGCATACAGGAGCGTGTTGCTTTCCTCTATGATTCAACAAAGAGACAAAGCCCAGAGCAAATCTGGTAATCTTTTAAGAGCTGAGTATATCCAATTAAACGCCGTTTTGTCTAAAAAAGCCAATTCAATGATAGAGGCAGAGCGTCAAATTGTAAAGTTTTTCTGCGAATGGCAAAACTGTCCAGAATTGTATGACAGCTACTCTATTAGCCCAACACGGCAATTTTCTATTGATGACCTTGCGACTGAGCTTGATTATACCTTCAATGCCGTTGAGAAAATGGGCAGCAAGACTTTTAAATATGAGGCCTTCAAGCGTATTGCCAATGAACTCTTGCCTAATATTCCAACGACTACTTTTGAAAAGATTGAGAGGGAATTGAAGATCATCTCTGAAGAAGTTGAAGA